GGTTTTGTGACAAAGCCAGCACCAGCAGGTCTACGCTGAAAGCTCATGCGAGGATCTGGCAATGTGCGGACGACTCTCCCAATACAGCGGCATTCACGACTTCGTGGCAGCGCTCAGCATGCCAAACGCCCTGATCAACTCAACCGGCGAGCAGCCTCTCGGGCGGTACAACGCCGCGCCGACCGCCCAGCTTGCCCTCTTCCATCAGGAAGGTCGGTTCCTGCACGCCGACATGGTCCGCTGGGGATGGCGCCCGCACTGGGCCAAGGATCGTGCCGCACCGATCAACGCCAGGGTCGAGAAAGTCGCCCACGGTCCATTCTTCCGCGCCATCTGGCCGCACCGGGCAATCATCGCGATCAACAACTGGTTCGAGTGGGTTGACGAAGGTGGCCCGAAGAAGCAGCCGTACCTGATCCGGCACCGGGATCAGTCGCCAATTCTCTGCGCCGCGATCGGCCAGTATCCGAACGAAGAACATGGCCCGGGCGAGCATGACGGCTTTGTCATCATCACCGCAGACAGCGCGGGTGGCATGGTCGACATTCACGACCGCCGCCCGGTAGTTCTCCCGCCAGAGCTTGCCCGTGAATGGCTGGACCCAGCGACACCGAAAGAACGCGCCGAGCAGATGGTGCTGCACCAGGGCGAGCCATCCGAGGTTTTCGAATGGTTCAAGGTCGACCGCGCCGTCGGCAATGTCCGCAACCAAGGCCCCGACCTGATCCGCCCCATCAGCGCGTAATCTCTCGCACGTACGCCTGGCAGGCCTGTAGCGCGATCAGTCCCCTGTCACCTTCGTCGGTGATGGCGACAATTCGTTGAGCATGCGCTGGGTCAAGTCGGGCGCGTACGGCTGCATGATCCATGCCGCCGGCGCCGGCGGTGGTAGGCACTGAACAGCCACCGGCTGAACCCGTGTCGAGGAGGACTGACAGCCGCAGATCAGAAGTGGCAAGGCGATCGCGCAGAAGAGCCTGGGCTTTTTGAGCATTGGTCATTTTCTCGGAGTGGGCTTTGTCACTGGCAGCCAGCCGCTGCTCGAGCGCCAGCCGCTTGTCCTGCTCGACCTGCTGCGCGGTGGCGGCTGCCATGGTCAGCTGATTCAGGGTTTCGGTGTGCACGCGCGCCTGGTCGGCCAACTGATTGCCGTAACGCCAGTCCTGAACCTGCCAAGCCAAGGCAGCGCTGGCGAGCGCCAGCACCACCGCGCCGACAACTCGCCACGGCACGACCATCACGGCACATCCCTGAAGAACACATGTCCGCCGAGCAACAGCGTCTGCTTGGCTTTCACCGCCCACCCGGGCGCCGTCTTCATGCTGAGCGCGTAGTAGTGCGTTGCGCCGCCGGTAGGATCCGGCACCTTGCCGTCGATTACCTGGTCAGCCGCAATTCGACACTGCGCCAGCTCGCGGAATGGGATCTCCCGCGCGCCACTCAGGAATGGATAGTTCGGGTCACCCTTGTTCCAGCAGCTGAACTGGTACGGCTTCTGGCAAACGCCGGCGTAGCCCTCCCCCCACCATGAATTGGTCTTGCCGTCGAACACTCGGTTGCGAATCGTCCAGGCCACGGCAATCTTGCCGGCCAGACTCTCGCCGCGCGCCTCGCCCCACAGGGTGCGAGCAAGGATGTCGCGGTCTTTCTCGGTTACAGGCATCACTTTTCTCCAGGCAAAAAAATACCCGCTCGAGGGCGGGTTGACGTGGTTCAGCTGATTACGCCGGGCGGGAGGGCCTGGCCGATGGTTCCGGGAATCCCGGTGCTCCGTCCTTCCAGCCTCGAACGGCGGTGCGGTACTCGCGCCATTGCTGAACCGTTCCGGGCATGGCCGATGGGTCGCCGTCCTCAAGCGCAATAAGCTGATCGGTGATGAGCGCCACCTCGGCGGTGCGCCAGGCGTCCTCGCCCGCGATTTCGCTGAGTCGGTCCCAGTGCGCCTGCTCTTCGGGAGTCTGGCTTTCAGGCGGCTGCGGCGCCGGACTGGTACTGAACACGCCACCCTCTACGGAGACGAACAGGAAATTGCCGGCCTCGATACTGGCCACGGCCTCGGCGTATTGTTCTTCGGTGATCTCGATGCCGCCCTCAATGGGTGCCGTGCTGATCTGGTTGGTTGCTGCGTATGGCATGTGAACCTCGATTAGAACCAGCGTCCGACGGACGAGAACCAGAACAGATAGCTCTGTGCTGTCGTCGAGCCAAGCGCAAGGTTTGGGGTCTCTGTCGCTGGAGATCGTCCCATGTTGATGAAAGCCCCCAAATACAGGTTGGCCGAAGATGTCAGCGACTGACGTGTTGCGTAGAGCTGGTTCCCAGTTGCGGATCCGCCAGTGAAAAACGCAAGGTCGCTGGACGACGATACGTTTCCTACAAATTCCGCCGGGCGGGCAATCGCTGGTGCAATAAATGCTCCGGGGCCCACCGCCACGTTCGCCTGCCGGGTGCCGTCAAAGGTCATCTGCCCATTGGCATACAGCGTTTTCCTGTCGCCGGTGGTTGTGTCGATGGAATAGCTCATCACGGCACCGGTCGGCACACCCGCCGCTTGACTGACCGGGCCCACAATATCCGCCACTGCCGCTGACTTGAGCCCGAGCCCAGTTCGGGCCGTGGCCTGTGTGGTGCCGCCCGTGCCGCCTTCGGCTACCGTGATTGCGCCGCCGATCGGCCGGGTAACGAACTGGCGCCAAGCCCCGAAATTCCCATTGTTCTGGACGCGGGTGTAACAGTTGTCGGTGAGCAGGCCAGTCGCAAACTGCTTGGAATAACCGGCGGCCGCGTGGTTGATCACTTCCAGGTAAGCCGACTCCGGCACGTTGATACCGCCGCCGTTGAATACATAGCTGGCTGGCACAAGGAGTGCGTTTGCATCGACGCTTGCGGCTTGAACGATGTTCGCCCCGCCGTTACGTCCGTAGTCACCGACCTTCACCATGCGACCAATCGTAACGTCGAGACGGCTGGTCGTGGGAACCAGCCCCAGAGCTGATTGCGCAGCTGGCTGCGACGTCGCCCCGGTGCCACCTTTACTAATCGGCAGCGTGTCGTAGTTGCCGGTCGTGCCCAGCGCGGCGAGCTTCTGCCCCCACTGCAGACTGATATTTCTGAACTCGTCCGTCAGCGTCTTCGGGTAGCCCTGGACCGGCATGATCGCGTAAGCCGATCCGCTGACCGTGGGGCCCTTGTATGCCGGAATGATAGAAATCACTGTCGCACTGGCAACGTTGCCAATCTCATAGTTCAAGCCGTCCGGGCCGACAAATGCATCACCGCTGCGCGCGTTCGCGGCGAAATCAGCATTCGTTCCGACTACCGTTGTGGAGCCATTGGTAACGGCGACCGTCCCACCTCTCAGCCAAGGCATGGCGCCTCCTATTTTTTGGCAATAAAAAACCCGCAATCGGCGGGCTTGTGAATTTGCTGCAACGCTACAGCGGGCGCATAGGCCGGGCAGCGAATGTGGTTCTTCCGTTTTTCGCGGTCCCGCCCTCCGTGCTTACTAGTGCCCCGACGTACCCATTGAGCGTTGTGCGCACTCCGGCGTGGAACCCGCACGGGGTTTCGAGTGTGGTGTTGCCGTTGTAAATTTTTCCGCCGAGTAGCGTTGATGCAAGAAAGTAATCGTCATAGGACCCCGTCCACGGCATCTGGTAACCGCTCCAGTAGACGCCTGATACCTCACCCCCTCGATTGTCGAGTGACCAGCCTTCGTTGATGGGAAAGCCGGTCATGACAAGGAGGTTGTCGGCGCCCACAAAGATTTGCTCGTTGGCCGCGTTTCGCAGCCGCAAGTCGTATTCGTTGGGCGGTGATGTTGAACGAAACGTCGCCACCAACCAGCGCCCGCTGCAGTCCGAACTGTTGAACGGTGCCATCAGGTGAAGCTTGAAATAAAACCCGGTCCAGTTACCCGGGCCGCCCATCTGCACCAGCGAGTGATACATCCCCTGATTGGTGGGATTGAGAAAAACATGTGGCGCTTCAATGGTGGTGATCGGCACCGGATACGTGATCACCGCCTGGGTGATTGTGACCGGAGCGCTGGCTGGCTTTCCGATGGTGTAACTGCCGGATGCGGCCACATTGAGCACCCTGTTTTCACTGTCGATCTGAAAGAAGTTCAGCCCGTTGCGTGACCTGAATCCATAATCCATGCCCCCTCCTATTGGTAGGTCAGGATAAAAACGTTGAGTGCCATTCCTTGCCCGCGCCGAACCCTCAGCTGCCCCACCGACCAGAATACGGCCGGCAAAGCAGCAAACTCATTTGTGGGGTCAGGGAGCGTCACACACACAAACGACTGTGCGGTGATCTCCGGCATGTTGATGAAGCTGGTGAAATCACTGGTGATGGGAGGCACTGTGATTTGTTTCGTCACGATCGACCGCACCGTCATGGTCGATGTCTCAAGCGTCACCACCCCGAATGCGTTTTTCGTCCGTGCACCGTAGTAGTCCATCAAGTCATCTTCCCGAGTGCAGCGCGCTCGATGTAGTTCAGGTCGTAGACGTAGATACCGTTGTTGTTGAGGAGCGTGTAGCCGGTGCTGGACTGGCCGCGCAACGTGAACGTCCCTGCTGGAATGTTGATTTCCAGTAACGGCAATCCTTGCGAATTGAGCGCAGCAGACCGCAGCGTCATGCCCAGCACCAACTCCTTGATGAAGGCCTGGCTGATGATCGCCGTGTTCATGAACACCTGACCGCCCTGAACCACGAAGGGCGCAATCATCTGCCCGCTGACCTCGTCGAGAATGGCGAAGCGCTGGGCAAATGCGAGGATCTGCGACTCCTGCAATTCTCCGTCGACCCCAATCGCCAGCCCAGCCATCACTGTCCGCCCGCCGACCGTGGTCGAAGTCTTGATGGTGGTCAGTGCCGATACCTTGCCGTTGAGACCGGCCACTACCGTGCTTGCCGTTTCAGCCTTGGCCGTTGCGTCGTTTGCTGTCGCTGTGACCGTTTCGATTCGCCGAGCCGTGGCTTCCTTGTCCGTGGCTACTGCCGATTCGAGTGTGGTGATGTTGGCCGCGTTTTGCCCGACCGCTGCATCAAGGGTGGTTATCCGGGTCGCCGATGCAAGGCTCTCCTCAGCCCTGACTTTGTCATTGGTGACAATGCTCGATTTGTTTTTCCACTCATTGAGCGCGTCGGCCATGTCTCCAGTGCCGTCATCCGGCCGCCATGCCGCTTGGAGAGCCTGCATGGACGACGCGACTGCCGTGACTTTGCCGTCGATGTTGTCGATCTGTGCGGAGTGTTGTTGAACTTGCAAGGCCAGGGCGTTGGTGGTCTCGGCAATGCTGCCCATGTCATACCAGAACTCTGCATTGGGCGGCGCAGTGCCGGCAGGTACGGCTTTCAGCGCCGAGAACAATCGGCCCTCTAGCCGCACCACCTCACCTTTCAGATAGGACTTGCTCGGGTCGTAGACCATCGCGTCAGTAATTTCACCGATCAGCTCGGCGAGTTCTTGCTTCGCTTGCTCAAGTCGTTCATTGACCGAGCCCTCGCCGTCACCAGAAATCTTGCCGATCTCATTGAGCAACTGCTCACCGAGCGCCGACTCCTGAATTCTGCCGAGGAAATATTTTTCATACTCCGACTGATCAATGCTGACTTGGCCATTCACACCGTTGACCACCGGAAACCAAGGGCCAACGTTGCCGATGCGGTCAATCAGCCGTCCCCAGAAAAACAGGCTGGTCCCAGGCACGATGTTTTGCATATCGTGATTCGACTGCGGGTAGGCAAAGTCTGCCAACTTCACTGCGGAGGCCAGATCATTGACCTTGTTGTTCCAGATCTCCGTGCGTTGGGTGTCCTCAGCACCAGGTGGAAAACCCCATTCCAGTCCAATCCCATAAATTTTGCTGGTGGCTTTGAGGTACGCCAGCGCCGGCGGCAACCCCTGCTTTCCGCTGAGGTTGGTCAGGATCGAGTTGCGCCAGATCGAAGTGATGTCGTACGCACTCACCGCGCGAACGCGGGCCACGTAGGCACCGGCGTAAATGCCGACCACTTCCACGTTGGTCATCCCGGTTCGCTGCACCTTGATCCAGTTGCCGCTGTCCTTACGCCATTCCACGTCATAGCCCACCGCGCCATCCACGGCGGGCCAACTGATGGTCATGGTGGCCACGGCCAGCCCCTGCACCACCGACGACGTCGACGCCAGGGTGACGCTAGCCGGCGGCGGCACCACGGTGATCGGAATAACGCTGATCGGCCGCTCTTCCAGGCGTGCGCCGGTGTCGATGTGCGCGAACTTGCTCGGTTCGAACTGCAAGGCGCTGATTTCGTAGTCGCCCTCGGTCGTGCGCTTGGTTCGCAGGACGCGATACAGCGGGATCGCTAAATCGTCAGCATCGAGCGCCCATTGCAGCTGCACCACCGGTGGCTCGCTGTAGGCGACCGTTACAGTGACGGCGCGGCCATTGACGCTTTGCACAGTGCGACCTTCAGCACGCCCGCCGGGCAGGTTGATGATCAGCCGGTCACCGGCCTTGGCCTGGGTATCCCGATCGAGCGTGATTACGCGCCCCGCCACCGCCGAGATCCGTCCGCCAACTTCACGACCCGCCAGCAACGAGTCCGCCACTGGGATGATGTGGCCGGGCAGCGGGATCACACCTTCCATACCGGTCTTGAACGACACGGTGCGGTCCTGATTGTTGCTCAGGATCGCCCACTTGCCACGGCGCTGCGCCTCGGAGGCGCGGGTGCAGCCAATCGCGCTAAGCTCAGTTGGCCGGTCGCCGTAACGGCGCTGCAGATCCAGGTCGGCAAACGGAATGACGTCGGTGTCGTAGTTGTTGGCCGGGTTGTCGTAGCTGACCAGGGCCCGGGTGTACCGAGTCTTCGCCGATGCGCTGCCGTACGAGAACTTCCCGTCGATGACGTTGGCCCGGGTGAAGACATAGTCGAAGTCCTGCGCGCGCGGCATGTCGGCCTGCATCACCAACTGCCCCTGCGCCCAGTACGTCATGCCCCGGTAAATCGCGGAGATGTCGCGCAGCAGTGACCAGGCATCAGCCTTGCCCTGCAGGTTCATGTCGCAGAGGAAGCGCGGTTCTTGGCCGCCGAGCCCGTTCGGCACCAACTGGTCGCAATACTGGGCAATCCGGTACAGCTCCCATTTGTCGACCATGAACGGCTTGATGCGCTTGCCCAGCCCGAAACGCTCTTCGGTGCAGATACCGTAGGTGATCCACGCCGGGTTGTTGGTCCAGGCCGACTTCATCGAGCCATCCCACGTCCCGGTATAGGTGCGCAGGATCGGGTCGTAGTTGCTCGGCACCATCCAGCGCCGGGCCTTGCACTTCACGGTCACGGTCGGGATGTTGGTGAACTGCTCGGCATCGAACTCGATGTAGAGCAACGCTGTGTTCGGGTAGCGCAGCTTTGCGTCGATCACCTCGGTATAACCGGCGATCACCATCTTGTCTGCGATCTTGTTACCGCCTTGATTTGGTGTCAGACGGCGTACGCGAATTTGCCAACCCATGGTGGCCGGGGGTAAATCCACGCGGCGCGAACGCTCATAGCGCGTCGTGGTTTTGCCATCCACGGCATCCACCAACATTTGTTGATAAGCGCCGCCGTCGGTGGCCACATCAATCGCGTACTCGATTCGATAGCCGCCGACATTGTTTTCATCGTCTACACGCTGCAGGGCCTCCCAAGCAAAGCGCATGCGAACGGCGGATAGCTGAATGTTGGTGATTGATCGTATCCACGGTTCGTCACTGCGAAGCTCGACATTCAGAGAGGTCTCGTTCTCAACGGACGGGATGCCCGGGATGTAGGTCTGATCCACGGAGCCCGGGCGCCAGTCCCACTTCACGCCTGGGAAATTGTAATTGCCGCTGGCATCACGAATTGGCGTGTTGTCCAGGTAGATGTCGTACTCGGTCGGTACGGCGTCGAACTCACCCTCGCCCACGGCGATCAGCAGCTTTGCCAAGTTGGTCGAGCGCAGGCTGTCGCTGGCTTCGACCGGCGATTTCGGCTTGCTGCTGCCGCCCTTCTCGCCGTGGATTTCCATTTGTTCCGCTGCGCCCATGCTTTCCTCCAGGCATAAAAAGACCGCCTCGCGGGCGGTTGGTGTGCTGCTGTCCTGCTTACGCTTTATCTTCCGCCAGGATTGAGGCCGAGATGATCATCCCGCCCCACCGGCGTTCGCCGATGCAGATCGGCACAGGGTTGCCGCTGGCCGTGGTGTTCTTCGCGCTGCCGAAGGCGTAGGACGGGGCGTTTTCCGGGGAAGCGCTTTGCTTCAGGCCTGAGGCTTGGGGGCTGAGCATCTGGATGACGCCGCCGGCAGTCATTGCGAGGCCGGCCGAGAACAACGAAGGGCCGGCCCCCCCAGCGAAGAAAGAGGCCGCAATCAGCACAACGCCGATAATTGTTTGAAGCACGCCAGCGCGCTTGCTACCAGATATCACCGGAACGATGCGAATTTCCTGAGCGCCTCCAAGTGCAAAATCTTTTTCACCCACATTTTTCCGGTTACGGAAGATTGCGAACCGCATGCCCCGTCGATCCAGATCCTTGATTGCCCCTTCAAACCCTTCGATTGTGCACTTCAGTGCGTGAAACGCCTCACCGACCGATTTACTGCCGAGCTCTCGGTAATGCACGCGCCCGAATAGGCGCGCAAGCGGGCCGGAAAGCAGAATGGTGGTCATTGTTGGTATTGAAATCGCCGCCGCCATCACGGGTTTTCTCCTGACGAAAAAAAACCGCCAATTGGCGGTTTTGATTAATTTGATCGTGTCACAAACACTCGCGGACAGCTGCTTCTAACGCGCCTCGGCCCCACATCTTGGACCATGGCATCCGCTGGTATAATGCGACCTTACTCCCGGATCCGGTGCTGGTAACCTCGAGAACCTCATCGGTCATCATGTCAGTAGCAATCACCAAGCGATATCCGTTCTCGGTTTCAGACATTGTCGCCGTCGAGCGCTGCTCTTGCCATTTTGGGAAAACGCACAACGCGTATTTCTTGGCCGACTTGGCAGTTGATGTGCTGATTGTCGGGTCATTCTTCTTCACGTCACCGGGCGACGCACACCCCGTCAACAGCGCTAACGCCAGCGCTCCTACGATCAATTTCATGCAGGTCACTCCTATCCGTTTTTTATTGAATCAACAGCATGATCGTTCATGGGAACTTCAGCGTGAACTCCAGAGTAATCAAAGTGGTACCATGGAAAAACGTTCTGCCAGAATCCGGCAGACTCATCATCGATTTCCAGTTGAACCGTTCGATAACCATTCATTAATCTTAACGATCTCCATGAATAGACCGCTTTTTTGGCTATTCCTAGCTCTCTGAAGTCTGGGTAAATAAAAAGTCTGTAGATTTCGAGTATCGGTTCCTTCCTTTCGACTAAGTAACCTGCACTCTCCCCGTCGGCGAGAATTTCGAAACACGCCTCGCCAAACCTATCCCGCGAACCGATACCGCCTGTAACTTGAGGCATTTTCTGGTTTAGGTAGCTATCGCGTTTGTCTTGAAGCTCCTCCTGTTTTGCTTCATCTGCCAACACCACTCGAACGTGAATTGGCATTTTTTTATCGGTCAAACTCATGCCTATCTCCTTAAAAATGTCGCGAAGACTGTACCTTCGGCCTGTCCAAGTATCCAGCATGGATGAAAACCCAGTGGCACGGAGCGCATTTTGCATAGTAGCGTTGAGCCATGTCGAGCTGGAGTATAACGGCGCCAACTAAAAGAATAGGACTTAAAGGAATCGCTTCATGGCAGCAAAAAAAGCAAGATTTTATGCGGTGGAGGCTAGGAACGGACACGGCCCATACACATTTATAGTCCCCGCGCAGAGCAAAGACGATCTCCTTAATACGTTGAGTATTCCAAGCAACGAAGTATTACTTGGGGTCACGCACCTGAAACATCATGAGGTTGACGCCGTACCTGATGAGGACAACGGTGCAGTTGAGTTCAGAGCTCAAGTGAACGGAACTCCTTGCACTGTAAACGTGGGACAGCAAGGCCACGAATACTTAACACGACAATTCCCAAAGAAAGTCAAGGAAGTTGAAGACTATTACAGGGAGCGTTACGAAGATTACAACGAGAATTGAATCAAAAATCCTCAGCGTTTCTCTGCAAGCCCAAGGACTAGGATTGCGCCAATTCCGGCGCGGATAACGCAAGGAAAGTGAAATGAGCAAAACGCAATTGACTTCATTCGAAGCCGGGGTGATGTCCGCCCTCGGTGCAATCTCGCTCTATCTCCGCTCACGTCCGGATTACGACCAAGCAGAGCTGACGAAGTACATCGACTTCTTCAAAAATACCCGCCAGCCGGATGCCGAGTCAGGCGCGTTCAACCTGCCTCTCGACGCAGTTGGCGGCGACCTGAGCAATGTTCAGGACGCGATTAAAAAAGGTGTCGGAGCTAAACCGCTGTAGCTTTGATTGGCGCGTTGTCGCGGATGATAGCCTCGACAATGCGCACTTTCCCGTCTTCTGTTATTTCAAATGGCTGGCTCATAAATCTATCTCCTGCGGCTTTTCCGCGTCATGTGGTCGATTGTGCATCTTTGTGCCTGAGAATCAGACGTGTCCGGTCGAGCCACGGCCCACCGAAAACAATGACCTCCGATGGCCGGCCGTACAGGTGATGCAGCAGGAATGGGCCAGGCCCAAACGTCGAGGCATCCTCGCCCGGCAACGCCGGATCGGCGCCGAGAAAGATCCCGGCGTGGTTCGGGTACACCGTCCGTCCCACTTCCATCACGATCATGTCGCCGCGCTGCGGCTGGTCAACCCGATAGAAGCCGGCGGCCTCGTAGTTCGCTTCGTACAGGCTGGTGTTGTCCTTGCTCTCCCACCAGCCGTCGGCGCGCTTGAAGGCTTCGAATTCCAGACCCCACTCGCGCTTGTACCAATCGGCGCAGACCTGCCAGCAGTCCCAAGCGCCGTGCACGAATGGACGTTTCAACAGCGGCACTTCACCGGAAGGCATCACGGTACGCAGATCGCCCTCGGGCCAGCTCAAGATGTGCCACGGCATGGCTGTCGCCTCGCACATCGCCAAGTCACGCGGTGACGGCCTGCTGGTGGCGTCCGGATGCGAGTGCACCACGCCGATCACTTCGCCGATGTCCTCCGCCGCCGCGTATTCCACCGGATCGATTCGAAACTCCTCGTTCGGCTCGGTCGAGATGTTTAGGCACGGGTAGTACTGTTGCTTGCGACCGACGCCCAGCAGCAGCCCGCAACACTCTTTCGGGTACTCGGCCGCCGCGTGCGCCTGGATGGCGTTCAAAATGTGTTTGCGCATTTATTTTCACCCAACAAAAAGGGCGCCGAAGCGCCCTTTACTAATTTGGAGTTTTCTTTGATATCGGAGGCCTGAGCACATCTGCACCCACAAGTCCTGCGTTCATTCTGTTGCGAATGGTCTTGCGTGTCACTCCAGCAACTGCAGCCCAATCGACTAGCGTCTTCTCAACACCATCAATTATCAGCGTGGCGTTATACTCTCTCACAGGCTTAGAACTTGCCTCGTCAACGGTTAGACCACCTTTGAGTCGGTTGTATAGGGTCGACTCCTTCATCCCGGTATCGCGCCAAACTCCAGCGAGATGCTTTATAACACCTTGATGGTTCACCATCGCGTTATTGCGCTTGTGCTCGCCTTGGCCCATCGCGTCGGTCCAGCGACAATTGTCGGGCGCGTAGTCACCGTTCTCGTCAATTCGATCGATACTCTGACCTTTCTGCTTTTCGCCCATCCCAGCGATAAAACCAGCGACTTCCTGCCAGTCTTCACAAACCTGGATTCCGCGGCCTCCGTAATCTGGATAGTCCTTACTAAGCGGGTTGTAGCAGCGGTCCATCATCGCCTTCCACGTACCGTAGGCTGAGTGCCCGTGCAATCCATGGATGGTGTGAGTTTCGATTACGCGCTTTTTATTGTAGCAACCACATGATACCTGTATCCCACACACAAGCGCGCTTCGCTGGACTACTCGCGATTCTCCGCAATCGCAAATGCAGTTCCACAAGCTGGTTTTGTATGGTCTGTCGTTCGGTTGCTTGCTTTCGACTGTGAGGTTGCCAAATCGCAATCCCACTAGGTCTGATGGATATTTTACTTTCACTTCACACCCGTACAGCATGAACCCTAAATGTCGGAGTGGCAGACCGGTTAGGGGCCGGCTTTTCGGGAGCTACCCTAGCCACAAAGGCATTCTACTATGATCTTGCCACGAGACTCACAGCGGGAAATCCACCGAACGGTAGCGGGTTGCCCTCGCCGAAGCGCGGGATGCAACCCTTGCCAAGCGTGGCATCACACTCGTCCAGTTCAGGGTTGTCAGTGACGACGCCATCCTTGGTCACGTACGGGCCGGTGTATCCGCAGTTCGGTCCTCGGTAGCCGCCGGTGAGGCACCAGTGGCACAGGGTCGTGGCCTGCCGGCCGATGGACTCGTTACCGACGTCGCCCGGGCTGGCCAACTCCCAACTGACCGTTTCCCCGTCCTCGTTCGTCTTCTGGTCGATGTACCAGACCTCGATCGTCTCCTGGGTCGGATCTGCCGTCGGGTTGCCGGCCGGGAAGTTCGCCGCGTCCAAGTAGGTGCCCAGCGTGTGGCGCATCGTCAGCTTGAACTCGAGCAGGTCCTCGAAAGCCAGACAGAGCGTGGTGATCCGTCCATTGACGTTGCCGACCGACAGCGTTGGCCGAACAGCCGTGCCGTCACCGTTCGCCTCAATGCCGTCAATCTGCATCGGCCAGGCGCTGTACTCGTTGCCTTGCCAGTAGATCGCCTTCGCCGGCAGCTGGTCCGCGTTGTCGCCGGCGGCGATCAACTCGGCAGCCGTGTGCGGTATTGCGTGCCCGTGGAAGCGCAGAACATCCGCGCCGTAGTCCATGCCGTCCAATTCAAAGAGCAGCACTTCGCTGCCAGGTTCAAGCACCTGGATGTCACTGATCAGCGGCATGATTGCCCCTTATGGTTGGAATGCCCGCTCGAAGGTGGCGGTGAGTTTGAAGACTCCGCCGCCCATTGGTGTGGGAGCGGGATTTTTGCAGGTGAACAGCCCGAGCTCGCCGAGCGGCGTTGTCCAGAGAAACGCCTTCGCCCCGGCGTGCCGATCGAGGAACTTCATGATCTCCAGCACCTTGGTCTTTTGACCTACGCAGGTAACAGGGTACGAGTCCTCCTTGTTGTTCGGTCCATCTCCGACGTTTTGCGCGTAGCCATTGCCGAACTTCGAGGTGCGCACCCGATAATTGATGTCGGGTGTTTCCCCGCGCTCGGTTGGCCAGGTGAATTTCTCGATGGCCATCAGGCCCTCCCATTTGTCAGACGCCAGATTGATCCTCCCGGCTGCAACGCTCTGGCAATCGCAGTTTCCGCTTCGGTTTTGGCGGCCTGCTGGATGCTCTTGCCAAGCTGGTTGGTTGTCTCTTGTGAAACACCAGCCCCGTCGCTCCCGGAAGTCTGCACGGAGACCGCCACCGGAAAGTTGTACGTGTTGCCACCACCCCCCGACATTGCGGCCAGTGCAGGCCCGCCGCCGGTAGTCAGAGGCGTCACGCTACCGCCGTTGGCACCAGTCATCAGAAACGACCGGCCACCCTCGTTATAGAGCTCCGGGCCCAGTTCGTTGACTTCGTACAGAGAGTTCGGCGCAACGGGTCCGCCAGCCGCCCGGTATCCAGAAAAATCGATACCGGTATAGCCAACCTGCGATGCACCGAGATCTGACGACACTGCACCGGCAGATCCGGCGGCCAATCCGTTCCCGCCGCCACCTCCGAAGTACGAACCCGCCGCTGATGCGGCAATACCGAACAGAGCGCTGAGCCCTTGTGAGGTGGCCTGCCGAGTGGCGATCTTCGCCATATCCGCCAACACCGATTTGGTGAAGTCAGAAAACGAGAATTTGCCGTTGATGGCGAAACTGGCGACAGCGTCCTCTGCCGAACTGAACGCATTGGTGAGCAGGTTTTTCGTCTGCCCCGCGGCGTTCTGCGCGGAATCGAGATAGTTCTGCCACGCCGACGAGGCTCCGGCACTCCAGTCGCCCTGAGCTGCTGTCATCTCGTCGTAGTTGGCTTGAACCGTATCGTGCAGGTCCTGCTGTGTGGCCTTCAGTGCCGCCAGCTTCTGCGTGTACTCGTCGAGGCTCATGCCGCGCGAGCCATCGCCGTACTGATTCGCCAGATCCAGCTTCTGCTGATTGAAGCGATCGTCGATGCCGTTCTGCTGGCTCATCAGATCGCGCTGACGATCTCCCAGGCCGATGCCCGCCGCCGCACGCTGGCCCTGCTCACGCAGAGTTTTGACTTGTTGCTGCAGCGCGATGCTATAGGTGTTGACGGCCTCGGTCTGTTTCTTCAGCCGGCCCTCTTCGTTCTTCGCCAGCACGCTCAGTTCGGTGTCAGCATCCTGCTGCACCTTGACCATGGCGGCCCGGGCGTCGGCGATTTTCTGGTCAAGCTGAATGCGCTGCGCGGCCGACGTGCCGGCTTTGTTCTTCGCCGCTTCCAGTGCGGCGATCTCAGCCTCATACGCTGCAGTAACTTCGTCGCGCTCGTTGCCGATCATGGCTTCACGCGCTTGCAAATAATCAGCCTGCGAGATCAGACCGGCCTTTTGCGAAGCCTCCAGATCCTTCTGAGCATTTTTGTACTCGGCGAGCACGCTATTGAGCGCGTTTTTCGAGTCATTAAAACCGGATAGATCGACGCTACCCGCGGCTGCTTTTGGGTCCTTTTTCTGCTCGTCGATTGCCTTGCGCAACTGGTCGTAGGCGCCTCCGGAAAACTTCTTCCCGTCAAACTGAACACCATCCAGCAGCGCTGACTTCTGACCTGTCTTTTCCGCGTTCTGATAGAGCTTGGTGAACTGGTCGTCGAGTTTCTTGTACGCGTCCCGACGCTTCGCGAGCGGGTTCAGGTTGTCCATCTGCTTGTCCAGTTCCTTCTGGACAGCGATCAATTCCTTGTTCGCCCGGGTCTCCTCACCGGTGGCGGCAGCGTTGCTTTCGCTTGCTGACAGGCGTGCCTTCAGCCCGGCAAGCCTGGCTTCCAATGCCGCAGTTGAGTCGTCATTTTCCCCCTCGGCCAACCCCAGCGAAGAATTCAGCCAACTGAGCCCGTTGGATAGAGCACCAGCA